CCAGTGGCGTTTGTGCCGTTTACAAGAAAGTTGCCAGACCCATCAAATCTTCCTCTTTCAGAGCCACCAGTAGAAAAACCTAATATGTCACTACCACCCCAAAATATACCTGTATCGGGGTCAATAGCAGACTGTAGGGTAGGATCAGAAGCAGAGCCTCTGTTTCCTATATTGATACCGGAGTTGAATGTAGCGATTCCCGCCGCTGACATATCAAGGGTGAGGGCTGTGATGGTAGAGCCGCCATCATTACCTTTAAATTTCATGTCAGAATCGGATTGAACTTGAAAAAATTCTGTGTTTAGCGAGGCGTTACTTATTCTTAATATTTCTGTGCCATTTATTTTGTAATTAAAATCCCCACCTCCTGCATCGAGCGTAATATCACCAGCAATGTCGATTGTAAAATCGCCAGACGCATTGGTAATGTTATCTCCAGCACTAAACTGGATGTCCGTGCCGCCAGTGGTGTTACCTGCGGCCAGCACTTCCGCCAAGGTATCAGTAACGCCGGGGTCTACACCTGCCATTGCGTCAACAACTGCCGCGCCAGAGCCTGCTCCGTCGAGATAGACTACCTTTGTCTTGCCTGTCGTAATTGTCACACTTGCACCAGACCCTTGAGATATGGTGATTGACTGAGAACCTGTCGTTGCATTCTCAATAAACATTAAGCGTGAAATAGTATTAGGCGCTATTGTCAGTGTTCTTGTGGCTGTTAAAGTTGCCGAAGATGTCACCTTAAAATAAATAGCTCTTGCAGGATCTGTTGATCCATCAGCAACGGTTGTTGTTGCATCAGCATCAGATGAAAAACAATCTTGCGTTCCAAAGCCCAGCGCTTCACCAATAAGCTCTAGGTTTGTATTAGTACTGGTTCCCCACGTACCTGCCTCATCGCCCGTCGCAATTTCTTTTAACCTAAGATCATTGACGTAAGTTGCCATTTACTTTCTCCGAGATTTTGCTTTTGGCTTCTTCATTGAAGCAACATGCTTTTTAAGTGTTTCAGCTTGCTTTTTGTGAGTCTTAGATGCTTTTTCTAAGCCCTTAATAACCTTATTTACCTTGCGCACCATTACGCTACCTCTTTCCAGTTAGGAGATTGACTGTCATCTATCGCAGTCCATGAAGGAGTTTGACTGTCGTCAATCGTGGACCAGCTAGGCGTTTGACTGCTATCAACAGCCACCCATGTCGGTGTTTGAGAATCGCTTATGTCTTGCCAGTTTCCGTCTTGACCCGGAATAATTTCTTGCCAAATAAGAACAGAGCCAACTGCTGATGTAATCTGTATGCCATCTACAGAAACAACAGAGCCACCAGTAGTTGTTACAGAGCCAACAGAAGTCGCGGCCTGATTGCCCGTAACCGAAATAGTTTGGCTTAGTGCTACAGAAACCGTTCCAACTTGAGCGGTTGCCTGACTTCCTGTTGGGCTAACAACGCTTGTACCAGTAACAACTACATCGCCTTCACTGGATGTTATGGCGTTACCCGTTACTGAGACATCTGCATTGGCCTGCACTGTAGCAGTGCCAACATTGACTGTAGCGCTTTGCCCGGTCGCAGAAACATTAGCAGTGCCTATTACGGTAACACTGCCTGCTGAAACTGTAGACGACTCGCCTGTTGGACTAACAATCGCATCAGCGGAAACAGTTACATTGCTAGTTGATACCGTTGCCGATTGACCTGTGACATCAACATTTGCGTCAGCAGAAACCGTAGCGCTTCCAGCACTTGCAGTGGCTGACTGACCTATTGGTGATACAACCGCTTCTGCGGTAACAGTTACAGAACCAACTGATACCGTTGACGACTGGCCTGTAACAGAAACATTGGCATCTGCTGATACAACAACAGTGCCTACACTTGCCGTAGCTGACTGCCCGGTAGGGACAACATTAGCCTCGGCAACAACGGTTACAGAACCTACGGAGGCAGTTGCTCCGGGTACTGCAACACCTTGACCCCAGCCTGCTTCGCCCCACCCTTGGGTGGAGCTACTCCAACCCTCAAAGGCGACGACGACATCAGCCATTGTTTACTCCTTAAGCAATACGGATGATCGCGTTGCTTGAATCTGCTGTTGGGAACTGAATCGTAAAGTCACCCGCAGTAGATGTTTTATCTCCACCAAAATCTAAAATTAAGACTGCTCGGTTTGCAGATCCTGCTGTCGTAGACGAGTTATATATCATGGCTCCGCGAGCCGTGATGGAGGAGCTAGAAAACGTAAGATCGGCGAAGTCGGTCAAGGCAGTAGTGCCTGATGTGGTTGGCGTGACATTTGTTAGCGTACCTCCACCAGAAGAATAGCCCGTTCCGCTTACCTCATTAGTCGTTGTAAACGCTGTAGTAGAAGCTCCAAGTGTTGCAGAGCTTGTATACAATGCCAGCTTAAACGTGTTGCCAGTTCCAGTTGTGGTTGTAGTGCCACCGCCAGAGCCGTTGGTTAGGTTATGTATCCCTTGCAAGATTTCTTGCTTAAAGGATGTGCATATAGCTTGAGTGATCGCCATTAGATTTTCCTCAAAATTGCCGCGATATCTTCATACCCATTGCGCTCTAGCTCAACAATGGTATTGGTTCTGCTACTCTTAATAGCCTCCTCCATGTACATTTTAATTACATGGCGAATGTTGTCCTTGTAAGCCTTTGCTTGCTGGACAATCTCTGGGTGATTTTTGTCACCCACTGAAATAATTGTTTCTGTTGCCCGATCAGCCCAGTGATCGACACTAAGTCCACCGTTCTCGGTTGTTACTACATTGACAGTACCAGCCTGCGCCACACTTACTTCAAACATTAGCCCCTCGGCAACCTAACTGCGCCAGACCGATAGCTGTCAGTCGTGCTGTATCCTTCGCCCAACGCCTTTAACTTTCCAAGCGCATCTTCGTATCGCGTTGCATATAACTGCATTAAATCAGGATCGCCCTTCAAGAAGGTGTAAGCCTCTAATAAACAACCATAGAGCAAAGAACTTTCAGCATTCGTGCCTAGCCAGCTAGTCCCGCTCGACGCAGTGGTAATAGACTCTGGCTTGTAAAAATAGTGCAACTCGACCGTAAACCCGGCGTTTGGTGTTGGCCCAACAATAAACGTATCATCATCAAAGATCGCGTAATACTTAGGAACACCTGTTGTTGTTGCGCTGGGGTACGCCTCTCTAATGAAATTGACATCCTTAAATATTAAAAACTCATACCCAGAGTTATCCACAGCCAATGAGTAAGGCGCTAAGAAGTCGGTAGGTGTAGACAGATACTGATTGCTAGCCGTCAGGGTTCCCGTCCTATTGATCCTAAAATCAGGTAACTGTACTGACTTTAGTATGCGGTCTTCTGCTTGAGTAATGATGGTATCGAGATTATTAACAAACGTCGTTTCGGTTGTCTGAAGGTAATCTTGTATTGCAGATTTTAAGGTTGTTAATGTAAAAGCCATTACGTCACCACCGTTACGTGGCCCACCTGAGCCTCAATATCTAGCCCCACAGTTCGACTGCCCAACTCTGTGATTCCGCCTCCCACAGGGTTAAACGCAAACATCTGGCGGCTTTCTGCTTGTGCTCTATCAGGACGCGGATCACGTAACGCTTGCGGGTCATTTGTACGAACACGGCCAAGTTGCAACTGAGGCTGATCTGGGTCAACAACATCTCTACCTACCAACAATCCTGTGGGACGCTGATTAACGATTTGAGGAACTAGATCTTTCTTTGGGTATCTAAACCCTGTCAGATCGCAGAATCCAAATGCGTACTTGCCTTCAGCGTAGCTCAAAACTGATAACCTCCGGGGACAACATACAAAGAAGCCTTTTCTCGTGCAGAGTCTGCCGCGAGGTTCCATTGCTCATCATAATCTGCCTTTAACAACGGCGCTCGCTCTGACGCCGCTGGATACTTGATGGCGAGCTTGTAAGATAAACCCGCTACAAAGCAGGGCAGAAATCTTGCGGGGAGGTCCATGTTGTTAGACGCTGGCTTACCAGAGTCCTCAATCCTCTCCATGTAGTAATACCCAAACGTGTAAGTCTCTTGACTGTCCGGTACTGGCCACAGGTTTACCGCAATACCATCAGGCATCTGTTCCACGTAGAACTCCAAGGGCTTGGACTGAGTCAGTTTATTTGATACATGGGCATACTGACTTACGGATATACGAGACATTGCCTGATCAAACTGGCTAGTCGTATCACCTGAGTCTGTGCGGATATACGCTTCGATAATGTCAAAGATCTTGCCATCTAACGCATAGCGTGATGTACCGGGTGTTAGGGCTTGCGTTCCTTCTTTAACAGTCCACAAGTTAAGACCACGGTTCTGCCACTCCAGCATAAGCAGATCAATGCTTCTACGGGCAGTGCGATAGTCATAGCCGCTACGAAGCTCTAGACCAGCGCGCTCGAAGGCTTCTTCTATTGAGTCACTAAGATCAATGTTAAAC